TTGTCCTTCAAGGTGTGATAGACCACTTAATGTAGTTGTAGCAGATCCAGAATAATTTAAATGACTGTCTAAAAATTTAAAATCTGTTGCTTCTGTTTCATCAAAATCAAAATCAGAAAAGCATTCTATATATCTTTTAGTAGCACCATTAATTGTTCTTTTAACAATAACCCAAAGTTCATCTTCATTAAGTACACCTGATATACTAGCAATACTTTCAGTAACTGAATTACCTGATCCAAAAGATCCACCTAAAATATGTCTATGCCAACTAACAACTGCTTCTGATCTTTGATATGTAAGCGCTGCTAACTGTCCATCTTCTCTAACACACCATAGAATATTATCTGGTTCTTGTTGCCATTCCATTTGAACAATACCGCTTTCAGTAACAATATCGTTTAGTATGGTAAGGTCAGGTGCAACGTAACTATCACTATCAAAATTGTAAGCTAGTTCTCTAATTTTTCTTTTTGCTTTTTGTAAAAATAAAACTGCATTACCAGCTGCAACAGCATCTACATTTGCAGATCCGTAAGAACTTTGTTTTTTTATATTTATATTTGTTGGAGTTATACTTGCATCTGTACCATCTGCACTTACTGTAAATTCTCCACCTGATGTACCAACAATTAAAGTTCTTTGTGCTTTTAAATATCTAATTGCATTAACTTGATTTGATGCGATTGTATAAATCATAGCATCATCTGCATTTGTTCCTGTTGTAAAATTTTCGTAATCTCCAGCTTTTGAAAACCAAATAGTTTGCGGATTATTATTAGTTCCAGCAAACGCTAATCGTTGTTCATAAAAACTTACACAACTTGGTCTATTGTTAGATCCAGAAATTGGTAGTGATGGAGAGCCAGTAAATGAAACTGTAGTAAGTGTCCAGGATGTGTGTCCAGTTCTACTTAACTTTCTTACATCATGATTTGGATGACATAAGTACATAACATCAGCAGACTGTGCGAATTTAATATCGAATAATTCAGCTTCTAAATATGGAGAAGATATTTCATAAGCTGCTGCTGGAGATCCAGTTACTATTTGACCTTTGTCTTTGTAAAATCTGATGTATTGGTTTCCAAATTCTAAAATATAAGTTTGAGTAGTTGAGAACTCAAAAGGTATTAATCTTGTTTTTTTAGAACTATCTTTTACCTCTGCAATAAATTGTGTGCCAACTCTTCTAGTAGCAGCTCCTTGAGGATGAACTAAAAAGTTCTCCATTGTTTTAGCTGCAGATTGATATTTATCAAAATCAGTTCTACCAGTAAGCTTGTTACCAAACTCTCCTGAAACAAAAGATGTTAAAGCTAATGTTGTTCTTGGCATATCTTTTTATAAATTTGTTGCTGTGTTAAACCTTGCTCATCCTTTTTACATTTAGACGTAGCATCAATTTCATGTTCATTAATAATTTCTACTAAAGCATAACGATAAACTTTGTTGTCATCTCCCCATTGGAAATGTAGAAGCAATTTAGGTTCAGAATATTTTTCTAGTAGTCTTGGATCAAAAGCTGATTTGACCATTATAATCTAGCGTCTGTAAATTCGTTACTCTCTATTGTTCCTAAACTGTTTTCTGTTGCATCAATAAATCTTGCCTCTCTTAATCTTTCATCAGCTCTTTCCATGTAGTTATTAGCAAGTGTTGCATTATTTGTAATTGCATAAGCTATGTCTGCTGCAAGTTGATGAGAGATACTTTCTTGTAGATAAGTATCATATTCATTTGGATCAGTTATTTTTGCAATATAAATTAAATAAACAGTTCCTTCATTAGTAACAATATTTCTACCTTCTAATTTATAATCTAATTCTGAAACAATACTGTCTGTTGCTCCGTTATGAATTTTTAAAACTCTTAAGCAGTCTGCTGGTAAAGCATAAGCATTAGAATATTCTACAACAGGAGGTGTAGTATTTTGTGCAAGTTGAACTCTTTTATGTAAACAGTTCCAAGCATGAGATCTAAATACTCTATCTCTTACTGGTTCATACCTTTGATTACAAAGTCTCGCATTCTTACTATCATCAGTTAATGCTGAAATAGTTGATGCGCCTAACAAGTTTAAAGCTGAATTACAAATATCTACTACTGATGCCATTATGTTTTCTCCACTATGATTTCTTTACAATGAAATCTTATTGCTAATTTTAATTGGTTTACTTCTTCTGCATCTATTCTTGATAAAGCTTTTCTAGATAAGCTATATCCTTCTAAGATACATTCGTTGTAATTTTTAAATTCTGGTTTTTGTATTTGTCCTAACAAGCACTCTGGTTGTGGTCCGTTGAATGAACACAAATATAAAATAACAATATACTTCACTTTAACATTTCCATCTTCGTCTTGCTTGTCTGATCCTTGAGTTTGGATTATTTCTAGTTTTTGCAGAAGATCTCTTCAGTTGTCCTAAAGATCTTGCGCAGTATGATTTTCTTCGTTTAGCAGCAGCTGATCCTTTTTTAACTTTACCAGTTACTGCGGTTTTTAATTTTGAACCTGGATTAGCTCTTCTATAAGCATTCACTCCAGCTTGTGTCATTCCAGCACCTTTTTTTGTAGGTCTGTAATTTCTCTTATTTCTTGAGATTGCTCTTGGCATTTTACTATTGCCTGGCGGAGTATTTCATCCGCCAAACAAAATTAGTTATTAGTCTACAACGTAGAACATTTGAAGTTGGATAGTACCAGTTCCATTAGCACCAGCTAATGTTACAGTTACTGGAAGTCCATCTTTGTTTGCATCTACGACTGAGTTTTTTCCTAAAGCGATTGTGTCAAGACAAGCAACACTACCAGCTGTAGCAGATGAAGCCGCAGCTTTATACTCATCTACATCAACAGCTTGAGCAGTTCCGTCTGCTTTTGTATGAGCAGCGTAACCTACTGAGATAGTTGTACTTGCACCTAACGCATCATAGCTAACTGTACCAGATAGTAATCTTGCACCATTTGGTATTGTAAACATATTGATAGTGTCTTGTTCTGCAGATGCTTCGTATTCAGCAAATGCAGCTCTTACTCTACCAGATAGTTCGTTAGTTTTGATCTTTTCAGAAGGAACACTAACAGTTTTCGCATATTGTATCGAATTTGCCATAATATATACCTCCTAAAATTACGCTTCGTGCGCTTCGATTGTTACAACTTTTTCTTCTTCCATTCTTGTTGCACCGATAGACTGGCAAACATAAACTTGATGAGCGTAACCTTTGTCAGCTCTCTCATCAATTCTAGTCATTAAGTCTTGACCGATAGCCATCTTACATCCATCCATCGCCCACACTAGGCAAAGTCTTTTAGATGATGAGATGTCAAGTCTGTTAGACACGATAAAGTTGAAGCCTAAGAATGAATTAACTTCTCCATTCGCTAAAGCTTTTACTGAGTTGAAATCACTAGATGTAACTTCAGTTGTACCTAAAAGATCTGTGATCTGTCGAGGTCCAACGGCTATGTATCTAGGAATACTTGGATCTACTGATGCACTATCTAAGATTTCTTTTGCAGTTCTTAGTTTAGCAATAGTTAATCCACCTGTACTAGCTTCAGTTATCTTTTGAGCTGACGGAAGAATAGTAGCTGTTGAGCCAGTTTCTCCTGTGTAAGCTGTTCCAGATAATGCAGCAATGATTTCATCATCTTGCGCTCTACCTAATGCGTAAGCAGCAGCAGTAGCGTAAGCTGAAGTTGGATCAATTAAAGTTCTGATCTTATCTTGATTATCAATTAAATCAGAATATTCATAATCCGAAAGACTAACTCTACGTCTTGCATGTGGAGTGTCCATTTGCGGGGTATCTGCATGTCTAGTTAATCTCTTAACCGCAGAAGCAACTCCGACTTGATCGAAGAAACTATTTTTACCCACAACTGTTTCTACATCAACAGCAGATCTCAATAGAGAGCCTTTTTGTTGTGATAGCATTTGTACATTGTTTGAATACTGCTGTACAAAAGCTGTAGTAATTTGATTTGACATAATTCAAATCTCCTTAGTTGTATTGGTTAATTTAATCGATTTGATTGTCTCCAGAATTGGAGGTCTCTTCTGTAAATTTTAAGACTTCACTTTGTCTTTTTTCGAAGCGGTCTTTTCAGATTGTCGCTTGGAATTTTGCATAACCCATTTGAAATAATTTTCTGCAATCGGTAAAGGATCTCTCCTATCGTTCTCAGGTCCAAATTCAGTAGCTAGTCTTAAGCATTCTAGTCTAACTTCTGTTTCTGTAATTATTTCTCCTGGTTCAAACTTTTCACTAGCCATTTAATAACTCTCTTAATTTAAGAACTTCTTGAACAGCCTTTTGATGATTTGGATGTGTTTTTATCCAATATGGAGAACCTTCTTCAGTTAATGAAGTAATTTCTTTTTCAATTTCATTAGCTGTCATATAAGAAGAGCTATCTCCTTTAACTACTTCATCTTCAGATAATTTCTCTGCAAGTTCTGAAAAAGCTTTAACTACATTAAGATTATCTCCAAGTCTTGATCCATCAGCTAGTAAAGTATTTTCTAAAAAATCATTACCTAATGTTGAGGATGCAAGTCTTTTAGCTTGATCTAATCTTTTTACATATTGAGGACCAAACTCTTTTTTAAGTTCATTCTCAGTATGTAATCTTGTTTGAGCTGCTTTTTCTTCCGCCTGGACAGAACTACCTTCATTTAAATCATTATAAAATTTAATTAAGCTTTCGGCTTGTTGAGGAAGTAATCCAAGTTTATGAGCTTGTTGATTAAAAGTAGATAATAACTCTTGATCAACTTCTCCTTCCTTAAAATTATATTTATAATCTTCAGGTTTTTCAGGAGCGCCAAGTTTATTAAAAACTGCTTTCCAATCTTCTTCCGTTGCAAATTTATTAGGTACTGGAATTTTATCTGCACCTACTATCTTCTGCGCTGAAAGATATGATTTTACAAAGTCGTTC